GCTATGTATTACTAACCCAACGACCTGCGGGTCGCAAACGATGGAATGCATAAAGATAGGTAGCACAACGGCTACATTCGTCTTATACATCATATAATGCGATTATCCACAGTACAAACTGTAGCCGTTAAGGTATTTTCCTTACGTAAATTTTATGCGCTTGCGCGTCATCTAACCTAGCTTAAACTAGGAGGTGTGTCCATACACACCTGTAAATGCCCTGCAATCAGGGACCTGATGGCCTTCTTTTCCAACTAGGTATGATCGCAAAGCATATCAAGCTCTTTTAAGCGCTCTAAGCGGCGCGGGTCATGCGAACCCTTCTCTAAAGAGAAACTATAAAGTGAATGCCGAAGGATTTGGCGAAACAGTCGCGGTGGCTTGCAAAAAGACACACAAAGGCGGACCTATATACTGCCCTAAAGTTGCATCATCACCAGCAGCGCGCTGCACAGCCAGCCTCCTAGCGGCTCCACTATTGTTACGGAAAGACAATCTGCCAACATTGGAAGTGAAATTTGTATTAGACGTCCAATTAAGCAAATCAGTAGACTCTCCGGAACCACTAGTTACATAATAAGGTATCAAAGGTATACGGGACACCTTAGCAAAAGATGGCATATTAATACGCAAAGCGTTCTCAACATACTCAAACATACCGAAACCACTAGCAGTGTTCAAGCCCTTATTATATATGTTGCCCGGGCCGGTAACGGAAAGGGCACCGTCACTCGGAACCCACTCAGCCTTGAAAGCAGTATTCAAATTCTTACCATCATGATAGAAAACTAACTCCGTAGAACCGTTGGCAAAGGCATACATGTCTGTGGCCCTACCTGCCTTAGAACCAAACCATACACATTGTGCCGTATTGCTAATGGGATTGTTGACAATCAAATTGTTTTTCCTAAACCAAGGTGGCATAGAAAAACTGGTAATGGTAGCATTCAGCCTGTCAGGCCCTATGAAAACATCGGGCACCATAATATACTGTTTCATGCTGGTAAACCTTTCCCCAATAGTAACTTGGGAGGCATCATCAGTGGTCACAACCCCACCGGCTTGCAAATATACAGATGGCGTGGCAACAGGATCCATGCCATCAAGCATAGATGGAACCACACCCGCAAACTCAAAACCAGGCATAGCGGACACAAAAACGGCCATATCTATAGATGTGGACCCACCGCTGGGAGTATTCAAAGGTGAGACAACAAACATAGTTAAATTGCCTATTGAACTATTCACATTCACATATGGTGTGGGCGATATGAATGGTACATCCATGTCAAACTCTGAGCCGTCTTTAAGATCAAATAAGACCGTATAAGAGCTAAAATCCGGACCAGCAGTAGACACGGCAGGCAAAGTTTGTGTATTGGTAATAGGTTGGTTCTGTCCCGTAGTAAGCAAAGGCGTGAACTTAACTACCACCCTGCCTCCGTGCAATTTTGACTTAGAAAACTTGAAATGAAATCTAAATCCACCCCTCCAATACCTAAACCCATCGCCCAAATAAAGAAAATGCGCTGGAGCAATAGCATTGGTGGTTAATGTTGCATTTGCAGGGTGGCATATATTACCTGTGCCACTATTATTCCTAAACCACATAGCCCGAGGAGATAAAAGACAATTATAAATTATATCACCAGGCACAAATGCGTCTGTAATAACCTTTCGGTATATATAAGCTGGCACAGAAAGTATATGATTAAAAGACATTTCATCAACCGTATTCCCTGAAACCACTCCCACCTTTAACTCGTTGGTTTGAAATGGTGTCAACTTGAAAGCGGAAGAAGGCATGTCAATCTGCGCTTCGCCTCCGTATCCCGATATAAGCTTACGCTTGACTATGGTCTGATCAACAGGCTTGGAAAATCCAAAAGATGATGCGTATCCGGCAAGCAATCTGGTAAACCAAGCTACATTTGTCGACAAGGGCGCCAGCCCTGGTACTGATGTCAAATTGGATGCAATTGAGGACACAGCAGACAAGCCCCTAGAAACCAACCTGTTTTCGCGAAGCTCTGCTAAAGCGGACCCCGCTTGAAGAACAACACTCTGCGTCTCATAGGGATAGGTCCCTATTAACTCAACATCCTCAAACCAACAATACATAGTATATCGCGGTGCAATCTGAGTTCCACTAATCCTAAACTCAGTTAATCGGTTTAAAGATATAGTGCCATAGTACTGAGTGTAGCCAACATCAGCAGGAACCGTAAAATACTCATACGCGCTGACATAAGGCACACGAAGTTCTGCTGAAGTATGTTCAGCAAGGTCTAACTTAACGTGGGGCAAATTGGTACTCAGATAGAAGAAATTGCCACGGTTACCTGCGCCAGCTCCACCTTGAGTACCATACTGAAAAGCCAAAGATGCCACACCCTGGTGAAAAGGCGTTGCCGTAACTACGACCTTAAACACAAGCGTAGCTCGAAAGCCTCTGGCACCAACCATACGATCGTACGCTTGTTGGCCAAAGAGCCCTATCATATCCGTCCGATCCCTGAGATCACGCAACTCCTGGGTTCCAGGCGCAGATGTAAAATTACCCGAAGCCCACACTTGGGGCCTTGACAAATAAGACTTTATATCGTCCACGCCATCGGCGGTACATATAGTGCTCGTATTGTTGCCTACAAGTTTGCCGCAAATGGTTGCCTCATCAAGCATATACGTGACACCTGTGGTTGTCTCAACAGTAGGTGCCACTGAAATGCCATTAATATCTTCACATGGAAGATCCTCGTTTATAGTGCCTTGCACTTGCAATGGATCTCTAGTTGTAAGCATAATTCACAATGCGCTCTGCTCAAAAGACGCATCAAGGAATCGCTCCTCTCTCTTATAGACTGAGTAGTTGTCTGTACCACTATGTGGCATGCCATGGCCGGCTCTTCAAATATGTGCACATGGGCAATTTAAAACCACACGTCAAAACGAGTCTTGACGTATGCGCGCGCAGCTGCCCGGGTTTCGAACTTAAGCTCGACCCCAGCGCTGTCACACCACGCCTTAAGTATGGGGTGGTGTTCATCCCACACTGACTTTGGATGGAGGGCTAATTCGCACTGCAAAATTTCACAGTTCGTCTGCACATCCATCAAAGAGTTCTTTTTATTCCTGTAAAAGTACGGAGTAAAAAGAAAACTCCTCTTGTCAAGTGGGGCGACCCAACCAACGTTGGGTGCACCCCCTATGACAGATCCCTCACATCATCATCGGCAAGGAAACTTCTTTTCAAAAATGTAACCTTGTCTATGGTGGTGTAAGGCACCAATTTGCCATCCTTCACTCCTGCTGTATACACAAGCCCAAACATGGCCTCCATTGTCGCAGCAACAGTGACTTGGTTGAATTTATCGCACATCACATCATCCACTCCACTGATGTTGTCATCACCAAAAGTATTGATGAAAACGTGTTCCCACATATCCGTGGCGTCACCAGTCAAATGGATGTAACATGCTGTCAATGTCAGCAAAGAGTACATACTATTCACAACCGTAGTCAAAGGGTGGCCGCTAGGAAGTGACTTGTTCCATTGCACAAACTGATCCGCCATGCTTCCAGCACCAGTAATGTGCACAGAATGTATAAGGTCGGCCCACAGGCCCTCCCTTATAACGTCGTCAACAGCCTGGTGCTCCGGCGATCTAGCGTACCACTTGTTT